CCCCTTTTTACACAATATGATGACACCAAATAATAATAATAACGATGCTAAAACAATTGAACGAAAAGAAAACTTTGAGAAGGAAACTCCTAAAAATCCAAGCGCAGTTGCCAAAAATGTAAAAATTTTTGTGGCAACAAAAACTAAAATCCCCGCAACCACTCAATCCCGTGTACTTGGTCTTTTGATCAAAAGCCGGTTTGAAAGTGATGTTGATGCTATAACTCTTTACTATTTAAGAAAGGAGTTTGAACTTGTTCCTATTAAAGTCGTTCGTAGAATGATTAGGGAACACATGAATAAATACAATAGACAAACAACGGTTACAATACTACGTAAGAGGGTATTAATTGATGAAATTAATGCACTCAACGTTTCAACTTCAGAAGAAATCCTTGGAGCTCTCTCGCTATCAATTTATAGAGAGAGCCACATTGTGGAATCTACTAAGTGTATTGGAATAATACCCCAATCAGGTATTGATAATATAGTACCTCAAATGAATTTATTAGCTGGTTTAGGCCAGCAATTCACTGTAGGTGTAGAGGAATCTATTGATGATTTTACAGAAACTATAAAGAATTTTAAACTTGATCTCAATCCCGAGATTAAAAACTCGATAGATAATCTTACAAATACAATTCAACATAAACAATTGTTCTTCTCGAACAATGTTGAAGCATTTATATCTAAATTTGTACCTAAGGGACAAGAAACAGATAAATTAAGAGATTATATAGAATCTAGTGATTTCAATCCAGAATTTAAAGACAAAGCGAGAGCTATGTTAACTGAAAATAAAGGAATGGATATGGGAATTGCTGGCTTAACTATACTTGGTTTTGCCTCTATTCATTATGCCGTTTACAAAGACACCGTAAGCAAAACTTTGATGTTATTTAGTGGAGCAGTATGTCTTACATATGTTCCCTCTTTGGCATTAGAATTAATGAAAATAATGAATTTTGAAATTTCAGATATCATAAAACCCCAGATGGGGGAAGATGAAATTGAAATGATTGTTAATTCCATTTTAGGTTTATTCGCTGCTTATGTGGCAGCTACTACAAGTAAGAAAATTACAGCAGCTACATTATTTGCTGGCTTATCTAATTATCAAAGAGTCAAAACATCGGCTACATCTATATTTACCTTCATTATTGAAGTTATTGAAAAGGTAATTAATTATTTCAGAGATGAATCTTTAATGCCAGTAAGGTTATTAGTTAGTAATCTTCCAGTTTTGAAGAGATTTTGCAAGCAGTCCGATGGATTGTTAAATAGAAATGCTATTGGAAAACTATATAGGAATACTGATAGTGCCGCTGAATTGCAATCTATGCTTATAGAAGGACAAAAATTATATAGCAGTCTTAAAAGAGACAGAGCTAATGAAAATGCAGTCAGACTATTAGAAGCTCACCTTAAGAAACTAGACACTCTTAATGAAATGTTTAAAGCTAGTAAAATTGAAACATGTGGTACTAAACAAGAACCAGTTGGTGTTCTCTTACAGGGAGCGCCTGGTGTTGGTAAATCCATTACTATGGAACACATTACTCATGCAGTTATAGCTAGAACAGCTTCAAGTGAAATTTTTGAAGCCTATAAGAAAAATCCACACAATTTTGTTTTCAATAGACAATTTGAAAATAAATTTTGGGATGGTTATAAAAATGAATCTATAGTTTGTACCATAGATGATTTTGGACAAGCCAAAGATGTTGCAGGTAGCCCTGACAATGAATTTATGAATATACTTAGAGCCATTAATGGGTTTGAAACTATGTTACATATGGCTAATATGCAAGAAAAAGGTAGAGTTAATTTTAACTCTAAATTTGTTGTATGTAGTACTAATATGGTTAAACTTCATGCAGAAAGTATTATCAGTGATGATGCTTTGAATAGGAGATTTCCTGTCAGAGTACTTGTTGTACCTCGCAAAGAATTTTGTGTTGACCCCCATGTAGGTCATTATAGCAAGAAGATTGATGTAGATAAATTACCTTTAGCTACTATCGATAGTTTTAATCATAATTCCCTAGTAGAATCAGGAAATTATGAAGATAGATTTAGACATTCTCGTCACTCCGGAAGTGTTATTACTAGTCTTAGTCCTGACATTCAAGAGTTTATTAGAACAGATAGAAATGGTATACCTTATGGAGAACCAATGGATTTCCACGAACTTGTTGACATTATCGTTGAACATTTCTTTGAAAATGAAGCTAGGCATATATTAGCAAAGCAGCAGTTTGAAGAAACAGCTATGTCTTATAGATATGGTTTTGAACACCAAGGTACCGATTTTGGACCTTGTGATGACGAGTATAGTGATGATGAAGAAGAAGAAATCCAAATGGGAACAGTTTCACCTCAATCTAATATAGATCGTGATACTAGTAGCAATTTTGCTGCATTTTTATCATTATATTTTGATGAAGATACTATTAATCATGCATATAAGATTTATTATATTGTTAAGAAAGAAAATCATGAAAAAGAAGTATTAAGACTGTGGAGAAGAATCCCTGATCTCATTCGTAACATTCCTGCAAGAGATTTGCTCATATTTACTTTATGTTCACATTTCAAAATTGTTGGAATTTCTGATCCAATGGGAGCTGATTTAATACCTAGTTCCTTATCAGGTATGCCTTATCTTACGTTCTTCGGAGCGGCAGCAAAGATATATCACAGCGCTAAAGGCGTTTTGGCAGACTTAAAACAGGTTGTACTCCCATCTTTCGTTAATACATTAATGAAAATTGTGGAATATAAAAATTGGATTATTATTGCAATAGGATTATTCTTTACAAAGAAAATAGTAAATAAAGTTTCGACTTACTTTGCTGGATCAAAACAAGAAGTTCTTTGGGACCCAAAAGAAGAGATTAAATCTCAAAGTATGGGCTTAAGCGATAAAATGGCCCAAGCGAAGGTTAGTCATTTCACTAAATTAGCTAGAAATGTTCCTCAAGGAGGAACAATGGATAAATCAGGCTGGTCGTTAATGCAGAGGATAATTAAAACTAATGTTTTCTCTATAGTTTGGAACAAGGCTCCTAATATTACTAATAATTTGGGATATCTTACCATGCTCAAGGGAAGAATAGGCATTATGCCTTTTCACTTCATCGTCACTTTAATTAGAACTATGGAAAGTGAGCCATTGATGGCAAAAAGTATAATAACTTTTGTCAAAAGTGGTACTGAATCGTTTAAATATACTATTTCTATTAGTGATCTCGTTAAATGCTATTTTGGAGACACAAAGCTTTATGAAAAAGATTTATGTTTTGTTGACTTATCTTCTATAGGGTTCCAACCTTGCAAAAATATTTTAGAACATGTAATTAGTGATAATAAATTAAGTACACTTGGTAAAAATATGGATTGTGCTCTCTTTAGAGGAGGGTCTATGCCCTCAACTACTATAGTTGTTGCTAAACCTTGCTTGAGTAAAATTCGAATAGATTCACAAATTACTGGATGGTATGAAGTGCTTAATGCATATAATTATAATGCTGTTACTTTCCCAGGTGATTGTGGCTCCATCTTGTCTTATATGAATGCATCATTACCCCAGGATAAGATTTGTGGCTTTCATATAGCAGCACAAACAGATGCAGGCATTGCGTTCTCAACTTCAGTATCTAGAGAATTTCTTAGAGAATATTTAGATAAATATATGGATATAATTCCAATTGAAAATGAATTTGATGAATTTGATGGAACTATTATTTCACAAGGTCAATTTAATTACTTAGGTAAGATACCCAAGGCAGTTGGAAGAATGCAACACTCATCTATATCAAAGTCACATCTTCATGATACTTATACAATATCTAAGAATGGTTTCGCGTTGTTAGGTCCTCGTTTTATTGATAATAAACTCGTTGACCCGACCGAAAATGCTCTTAAAAAGTATTGTATTGGTGAAGGTAATATTAATATAGAAGTATTAAATTCTAGTATTGATAGTTTTACTGACTTCCTCAATTCAAAGGTAGCTTCAGAAAGTAGGAAATTTATACTTACAGTTGAAGAAGCTTTGGATGGTGTAGTAGGTAATGAATTTATTAGAAAATTCCCTTCATCAACTAGTGCAGGTTACCCTTCAAATGTGGGCGAACTTAATATTAAGAAAATGTACTATTATGGTGAACCTACTGAAAAGAAGAAAGCATTAGACTTAATTACTGATGAAGCTTATCTAGTCATAAAAGATGCAAAAGAAGGCATCAGAAGAAATTGGTATTGTACATTTTTCTTGAAAGATGAAAAGAGACCTAAGGAGAAAGTTTTATCTGGAAGCACGAGAGGTGTTATGGGAACTCCATTTGGTTATGCCGTACCTTTCAAAATGTTATTTGGAGCTTTTATGGGTTATTGTCTAGAAAACAAAATTAATAACTCTATGATGTCAGGTGTAAACCCTTATTCATCCTCTTGGGATATAGTAGCTCGACTGCTAATTGCTAAAAGTGATGGATTAGTCGGAGCTGGAGATTTTTCAGGCTTTGACGGCAGACAGAGAGCAGCTCTTTTGATGGCACCCCTTGCTATGATAAACGCTTGGTATAATGATGAATATTCATTTGCTAGGGAAGTTTTATGGATGGAAGTTTTAAATTCCAAAAATATAGTAGGTGATGTAGCTTTTGAAATGTTTGAAAGTTTACCCAGTGGACATCCACTGACTTTGATAATCAATTGTATGGTTAACAACTTGCTTTTTAGAAGCTGTTGGATTTTAGCTGATTTACCTATACTTGAGTTTAACAACTGTGTGACTCTCTTCGTACAAGGAGATGATAACATCTTTGCTATTGATCCTAAGTATCATGAAGTGTTTAATGAAATAACTTTAGTACCATTAATGGCTCAACTAGGTCAAAAATATACTACGGAGTTGAAAGGCGAAGCCACAGTTCCTTTTAGACATATAACTGAAGTTGAATTTCTTAAAAGGTCTTTCAGATTTGAAGAAAGGTTAGGTAGATACTTAGCTCCTTTACGTTTGGATGTGATTTTGGATATACCTATGTGGACAAAGAAAGGTTCTGATAGAGATAATATAACTATCAGTAATACCAGTGAAGCGTTAAGAGAATTGAGTCTTCATGATGAAGGTGTATATAATAAATGGTACCCTAAAATCAGAGATGAATTTCTTAAACATTATGCAGGATACGACACTAATTTACCAATTACTATGAATTGGTGTGATAGAATGTTGTATACTTGTAATAATGAAAAATACTTTTATTGTTAATTCAATAAAAGGCTGACCGCGATGTCAATAAAATATTCTTTTGTGTATAAAAATAAAAATAAAGATTGTTAGAGGAAGCTTCATATACTTGTTGTAAAGATATTATTTATGCTTAATTTATTAACACTCTCCCAAAAGGACTTGATGTATATATTTTATTCACTATAATTGTTCACTTTACAAATAGAACGGTTGACTAATCTAATGATACCAAAAACAATATAAAAACCCCAAAAATATAAGCCAAATCGTAATAAATCAATTTGGCTTAGGATTGGCTCCTAAGTCAGGTTTTTGTGAGTTTTTAACATAAAACTCTCACCCCCCCCCCCAAATACCTAAATTTTATGATGACAGATAACATTACCGCCAATACGAATATGAATCCTATAGCTACTACTATGCAGCCACCGGATCAAACTGCCACCACAAAATTTCATACCGATGCAGAAGTTGTGGTTTCCGAACCACTTTCAGTTAAACACTTATCTGCAGATATTTATAGACCTTCCCAGGTTGCTTATAGGCAATCTATAGAGGAGTTTCTTGCTAAGCCTGTTGTTATTCAGTCTGGTGCACTCAATGCTCTTGATACTGTTACTACTTATGGACAAATACCATTACCTTACAATGCACTAATTACTAGTATATTTTCTAATAAATTAGATGGATTTCTAGGTTTTAGAGCAACTACTGTTATTAGAATTGATATTAATGCTACTAGATTTCAACAAGGTAGATATATGCTAGCTTGGGTACCAACTGGTGGAGCTCAGGCTTCTAAAGCTTCTACTCAATTGTCATTTAATTATCATATTAATTCCTTAACTGCTAGAACTCAATTACAAAGAATTGAGATGGACCTTGCTTGTGATACCGCAGGAACTATGCGCATACCATTTAATAGCGCATTGAACTTTTACCCTTTCTCTGCCTTACAATCCGCTTCAGGCTACGGTTGTTTAGGAATTCTTAATTTATTTCCTTACGTCCCAGTCTCGGCTGGCTCTGGATCCACTAATCCTTCATATACCATCTGGTGTAGTTTTGAGGATATTGAATTAATTGGCCCTGCTGGACCTCAGTCTGGTAGGGTTACGAAAGGAAAATCTAAGACAGAAGTTGAACAGGAGAGCCATAATATTGGTCCTATCAGTTCAGCTTTGGTCAAAGTTAGTAATGCCTCACACATTCTAGGAGAAATACCCTTACTATCCGCATTCACAGCTCCCATTGGTTGGGTTAGTGATGTGCTTGCTAGGACTGCGAGTGTGTTTGGTTGGAGTAAACCAGCGAATCTTGATACAACTAAGAGAGTTATTAGAGAAATATCTCCAAATTACTTTCACTATGATGCAGCTGATGATTCACTCATTCTTGCTGCTAGTGCCAGAAATCAAGTTGATAATGCTGTTGGTTTCTCTGGAAATGATATTGATGAACTCGATTTTGGATTCATTAAGACTATTCCAGCCTATCTTAATCAATTTAGTTGGACCACTGCAAACGCTGCAGGGGTTGCTCTTTATCAACAATATGTATCCCCTTTTGCTACTGTCAACACGCGCACTCAATTTCTTCAAACAGTCAATGATTATTTACCTATGCAGTATGTTGCCAATTTCTTTCAATTGTGGAGAGGTTCGATTGTGTTTACATTTAAGATTATTAAGACCGAATTCCATTCAGGAAGACTTGCTATTGCATATTTCCCTTACGACGATAATGATAGGGCTGTACAATCTAGTTATCTTAATTCTAATTATGTTTTTAGAGAGATTATTGATATCAGACTACAGAATGAAGTTACTATTACGATTCCTTATATTAATAGTATGCCGTGGCGTCCTCTTAATGGAGGCGCAACTACCCCTGGACGTTTGTCTGTATATATTGTTGATCCACTTGTTGCTCCAAGTACCGTTTCTAGTTCTGTTACTATTGTTGTAGAAGTAGCTGGAGGACCCGATTTAGAATTTGCTGTTCCTTCCAATTCTTTACCAACCCAGGCTATTATGGGCATAACTCCTCAAAGTGGAGTTGACAAAGTAGTTCCTAATGACTGCGCTTTAGTTGAAGAAGTTATAGGTGGAGCTAAGATTAATCCTGCTAATGTAGCATCAACTGCATTATGCATTGGAGAATCTATTACAAGTTTTAGACAATTGTTAAAGCTTAATCATCTTATGCCTGCCAATAATTATACCCCTGCTAAATATTTAAATCTTATACCATTTGGTTTGCCAGTAGTTTTTGTTGGTGCTCTTGTAAATCAGTATCCTAACATCTACGGTGATCTTTATGCGTCTTTGGGCGCATTATACTTGTACTCAAGAGGAGGAGTTAGATTTAAAATCTTTTCTACTATACCCGTAGCACAATCTACGCCTTCTAGATGCTATATTTCATATGCAAATGCTTCTACTGCCTTAAAGGCTGACATGATGTTAACTGGAGCTTCCGACGGCCTTGGCAATACGACTTCCGACCAGATGACGTTTACTCCGACGACGTTCCACCATGTCACACAGAATCAGTGTGCAGAAATTATGATACCCCAATACCATAGATTCGCGTCTAGGGTTAATTCTGACCATTTTGTCGGCTTTGGTGTAGATTATATCTATACCGCCAGATCTTTATCGTCCAGATCTATTTTGACTTATACCAACGGAGTTGGTCAAACCGTAACAAATCCGATTATTTCTAGATCGGGGGCTGATGATGTCAACTTTGGTTGCTTCATTTCAGTGGGCCCTATGATTGCCACTGGAACTACAAACGTTATCTAATTTATTAGGTGACTTTTATGGAGAGGGAGAATGAGACCCTGAAGAATCAAACTCATGTTTAATACCACTCGGTATTGGTAGCTATACCTGTAATAGCTGACTACATAGATGAATAGCATCTATATTTAAGTTCTTTTAGAAGAACCCCAGAAGATAATCTGGGTAATCAAAATTTCCTTTTTAGGAATTACGACTTACAGTTTTCGTGATTCTGACCAAAGAAACCTCTGTTGAAAAATGGTTGACTTTGGGTGCATATTTATGCATGGCTATACACTTTCTTGGTGTTCGATATTATTCACATAATCTTGACGGTTAATTCCCGTTGGTCATGTGTCGACATATATCCAACCTAAGCCTTGGACTCTGATAGAGGTTTGTGTATCGAGGTTCCGGCCCATCATTCGTGGTGGGTCGCCGAACCTTTTCTTATTAATTGCAAA